CGACAGGAAACAAGAAAGGGCAAAAAGCTCCCCAGACCCGTTTCACCAAGAAGACGGCGGTGACGACCTTTCCTGAAGGGGGAAACACAGAGGCCCGTGATGGCATGGCTATGTATCTCATGTTATGCGGCACAAGCAAGTCAACTGATATTGAAGAGTGGAAGCTCTACCTTGCCACGTATACGGCCTTCATCGTGCCATCCATGGGATCAACACTTCCTCGTGAAGTATATCAGGCGTCTGCTCTTTCAGAGCTGCGTGTCCAATCCCTGACGGAGGCATATGTTGGGTACCGCAACGTGGTGGGTGCATCTGCTGAAGGATCGACCGAGGCCATGAGATCTGCATTCTTACAGGGTGCTCGGATGCCTGGTCTTCCTGAGCCCGACACATCTCTTCCTTGGCACGAAGGATATATGGAAGTGGTTCCAAAGATCATTGTCTCTCACTACGCGATCGTGCTCTTCGCCATGTCGAAGAGAGTGACGCCGGGAAATCATGAGCCGTTGGCAGTCAAGAGACCTGCTGCTTTACGTGGAAAGGCCCACATCGATGACATATGTGCTTTCCTCGATGGAAGTTTGAGGTTGAGCAACTCTTCTCATCTTCTCCTCAACAGCGCTTGGGCAGAGTCCTCTTCTCTGCGAGCTCTCTGCATGAAAGAGTTTGCCACGTACCAGGAAATGGAGACCGATGTCACCCAAGACCTCATCTACACATCGATCCATCTCATGAAGTTCGGCAACATGTCCCATGCCAAGATCACCTATGCCTTCTTGAAATCTCACCCGTGGGCTGATGAGGTTCCAGCGCTCCAAGGTGCTATAGGAATCTATCGCGACAGCATTCTCGCAGCGTCGAAACATCCTGAGCAGCTTCGTCCCTACCTCAAGTTGATCTACGGGGACAAGCTTGGAATCTTTCCCCGGAATGAGCTTGAAGTACTCGTTGATTGTGCTGTGGCAGTGGAGAAAGAGAACAGCTCCACCATTGACGACTTCTGGGTTAGCAACAACTACTCCCTGGTAGTGGAAGCGTTCATGACGGAGCGATCTCGTCGTCTTGAACTTCGCACCAAGAAGTTAGATCACGAAATCCGTCAAGTTACCTATGACGATGAGTATGATGAAGAAGGTGAGGATGAAAGTGAAGAGATTACTGCTCCAGTGGTCTAGAGACAACACGATCTCCACGTATTGAGAAACGTCCGTACACTTCTAACTGTTTTCTTAACAACTGTCTCTACCTGACTGACTCCACTCGGCGTTCTGAAATTAAAGAAAACAACTTGAGCACCATACAGACTCTTCTCATCATGTCAGCTCGTCAGTGGAAATCTCGACTTGAAGAATGTCAACTCAAACTCAGCGATGCTCTTGTTGTTGCCTCTGAATGGAAAACAGTTGCAGATAACAGACTGACTCTTGTCCGGCGAATAGACTCTACTCTATCACACAACCTGGAGGATCTCATAAAGGTTGGAGATGTCTTTGGTGTATCGGTCAGTCTTCCAGACGAAGTTTGGACACCCAATGAGGCAATGGATGCAGGAGCAATAACAATGTACATCATGGGAAAACTCGAAGCTGTTGCAGAGTACCAGCGAGATTTGCTCTTTGCTGCGTCTTCCATTCAGCTCACACTGAATGACACCTACGATCTCGCTTGTCAAGCAGCCGTCATTGCTCGTCCTCTTCAGGATTTAACCATTCCTTCTGACACCGAGAAAGTAAGTGAACCCTCTTCCCCTTATAGGGAGTACGAAACAGCAGTTAACAATGTCCCAGCTCCTTCCCCCAAGGAAGTATCCCTCCCTACCACAACGGTTGTCACACGCCCTAAGAAAGACACTATACCGGCGATGTCAGGGGCCTTATCACTGTTCAAATGATGTGATACACACAATCACTCATGTTCCTTTCGGTTCTCTGATTTCATAGGAAGCTTTTCGGACTCTCATTAAAGAAAACAACCTGAGCACATTATTGAATTTGCCACCTGTATACAATGCACAACATGAGCACCCCTCGAGAGCCCCCTTACCATCCTGGCACTATACGTCCAGGAAACGATCGTGCTGAGACAATGTCTGTGGCTGCTTACTCCGAACATGCCAAAAAAGTATCCGAAGATGTCCAAAGAGTACTTGAAGCGGGTTGGGCTAACACCCACGAGAAACGTTTGAGGGGCAACCAGATCCACTCACTTCTCTCTATGGCAGCAGTAGTGAGACTACAGTCAAAGGCCATAGAACATGGTGGCATGTCGGACTCTCTCAAGAAAACGATAAAACCTCCTGACTTTGATCCTAGGCTTATGGCATCCACAGGTCCTGCAGTGGACTACATCAAGACATCTCTGGTGGAGTGCAAAGATAGAATTCTCCTTCAGCATAAGGAGATCCAGTCTCTTCGGAAAGCACTCAAGGACATCCAGAAGAAGGTCGTTCAGGATCATAGTGATGACGGTGAAGTTGAGGTAACTCCATCTTCATTCTGGGATGACGAGCATCAGATCGGTGAGATTCTTGGAGAACTCAATTTGGATGATTCCGAATCTACATGGTAACCTCTGTACCAGAAACTCGAGCACATTAGAAAAAACAACTGCTCATTTCCATTCTCACAGCACACAATGGAGTTTTACTCACCCCAGCGTCGATTCTTGGACTCTTATTTGAGTTCACCCATTCTCCGCAATGAAAGAGATAGACTTCTTATCGACATCCTGGACCTCAGGTCTGGAGTAGAAGCTCCTAAGGGTGCGAAAAGGGTTCAGATCATCAAGACTCTTGCTGACCTTCATCCATCCTACGACTTCCTGGCTTTGGAACCCGAAAACTATGCATGGATCACTGATCGGCTCGATCACCTGCCAGCCATGGATGACCTCGAGGCCACTCTAGTTAGTGTTCAGAAAACTGTGCGCCACACCGATTCTGGGTTGAAAGAGTGGGGAGTACTTCTCAACACCCCAATCTCCTCTTTCATAACCCGGGTGAATCTGAACCCCCTTCAAGAGAACTACAAAAGGATGGTGTTTTTTGAGACTTACATCAATGCACTTGGAAGATCTCGTGCCTCAGGGAGTCGTGCAACAGTTACAACTGGTGGGCAAGGGTATGACATGGTAGGCAACGAGTATGTCGTAGCATTTGTTGACCACACTGAAGAGGTGATAATGCTTCTTGCCTATCAACAGTGTCTGATGTTAAAGGATCTGTTCTATGGAAGGTTCAATGCCCACCTGGCCGTCCAACTGCTGTATCCTGGAGAGGATGGGAGTGCTGTTCTCTCTCGCTGTTTCACGTGGGCCTTCGCTTGCTTGACAGACTATGGAAATGCGGGATATGAACTCGTGAAGTGCATTGAGGCCTTGGCCAAGACGAACATCACACGGAAGGCAGGCGGTCCTTTTGCGGTGGATGGACCACATGAGAAGATGATGCTCGAGGTGGAAAGCAAAGAGAGGAAGCTCTCAGGAGGTGAGACTCCTCATACTGCCAACTTGGACTCCATACTCAAGGAGTCTCGATCTTTGGAGCTGGACATAGAGTTGTTCGGACTCCAGAAACTCAGTGGCCACCCACTCGTAGACCCCTATGAGGGAGGAAAGAAAGTCCGAGAGACAAGCAGGAAGAGAGTAAAGTACAGACCTAGTGACCTGAAGCGATTACGGAACAACTTCTGTCGAATGTACCTCGAGGGATATGTTCGGAAGAACTCCTCCTGGCCAGCTATGTCGGCGCTCCCGGGGGCGATAGACACCCGTCTATACCAACTGATGATGCTCAATGAGCTGAAGATCAACGTCAGAAGCTATCCTCTCGAAGACTGGGAGTTCTTTCGCTTCAAGAAACACCATGAGTTTGACTACTACGTCAACTTCTTGGACCTTATGGATGATAAGTCCATCTCGTTCTATCGTGATCAGTTCATGACCACCTGGGACAAGACAATCAAGCCACGGAGCAACAAGAGACTTCTGATTGAGATGCTGTCAAGGAAAACCATCAACATCAGATCCATTGTCGATCAGGTCAGAGTGGGAAACATTCCATTTAGTTGGTTGATTGTCTCTCTCTACCCCAAGGAGAGGGAATTCAAGATGGAGCCAAGAATGTTTGGAATGATGGTATTTGAAATGAGGGCATTCTTTACGTGTGTGGAAGCAAATGTCGCAGACAAGGTCTTTCCTAACCTTCCTCCTCAGACCATGACACTTTCAAAGATAGAAATCCAGGAACTGTTCCAGGAAGTGACAACAGACCAGCGAGGACAAGGAGGAATGAGACTCTATGAAGAGTTCGACTTGTCTGGGTGGAACGGACACTTCCATGATGAAGTTTGTGACCCTATTTCCATGGATCTTGAAGACATGTTTGGAGTTCCTGGAGCGTTCTCAGTGATCCATCACTTCTTCAAGAAGTGTATCATGGTTGTTCGTGTAAGTGAGTGTCCACCTCCCAATGGATACTTAGCTCAATCCGAAGGAGCTTTTGGACGAGAGCACGAGAGCAGTGTCTTGTGGCCTGACCATGACGCAGGAATAGAAGGACTGGCACAGAAGAACTGGACTTGTCCCACCTACTCCATGTTTGATCTCGCAATGCAGAGGTTCGGTATCAAGTACTACCTCATTGGCCAAGCTGACAACCAAACCTGCACCGCTTGGGTTCCTGATTCTCTCATAGCCCAGTACCCTGGTGGGATCAAGGAGCTGGCAACAGCTATGGCTGAATCAGCAGATCAGGAGTGCAGGAAGGCTGGACACGAACTCAATCTTGATGAGTGCCTTCACTCTACTGAGGTCATTACATACAGCAAGGATGTGTATGTACGAGGAGTGGAGTACTATACTTCTGTCAAGGCACTAAGTAGAGTCTTTCCACACAGCGCGTCAGACTTCCCGTCTGTTGTGAACTCTATTGGTGCAATTGCAGGGCAGTGTCTTGCTGCCGCTGAGAGATGCAAGAATCCACTTATAGCGTACTGGATATCTCTCTTCCACTCAGCACTTTACCTGTCAACGTTGAGCAAAAGAAGGCCTGTGGAAACCCTCTACCTTCCGAAAGAAACTGTGAAGAGTCTGACACCCGGCATGATCTCATGCCTCTTAGAGTATCCGGGTGAGATGGGGGGCCTACCCATTGGGCACATTCTAGGGTTTCTCTACAAAGGTGGAGGTGATCCTTTGAGTAAAGCATGTGGGTCATCGAAAATTCAGAGCTACGCATCACGAGAGTTGAGACGGGTTATGTTTATGCTGAACTCTGGCAAGTGGTTCGATAAGGATCCAAGTCGAGAGCGACTTCTGGATGATCCTTACTCCCTCCCACTCATGAGTGTCCGCACTCCTGAAATGGCCATCTTATCCGATAGTATAGACAGAGTCAAAGGGTTGGCCAAGAACGATAACATTTTCGAGATGATATCCCTTACTACCGGAGTATATGAGACCAGCCTGAGGTCTCGATTAGCGTCTGCAAAACCCTTCCATCCTGTCTTGATGGCTGACATACTTGGTCTCTCTCTGGTTGGACTAGTCAGAACGGCTCTCAAGATGTTCACATCGACTCAGACTATCCAAAGTCTGCTGCAAGGAGATGAGGTCTTGAACCCTTGCCAAAGAATTCTTGCATCAGGATCTAGCCAGTTTTCTGGACTGATCCTGAGGATGACACGGGTGGATGGATCAGAACATACGATCCAATCGGCCTATGAGTTCACTGAGCACTTGAGGTCATACTGGAACACCGACAAGGAAAATCCTCTCGTAGGACTGTCAGTCGTCACACCTGCTGATCTCTCCGTCTCGTATGTGGATCCTTCCAGCACCGTGCAAGGGTTTAAACTTGAAGTGGACAATGTCTCTGAGCGTGATCTCAAGTACACACGAGGAAAGTATAAGGTTTACTTTGGAAGGGCTACACAGGAGCACCGGTCAGAACACGGATATAGGATAATCACTTCCAGTGCACCTGACGTGGCGATAGCACAACTCCTGAGAATTGCTACCCAGCCTGGAGTGGGAGAGGGACTCATCTCAGCTCTTGAACATGTAATTGACACACGAGGAAACCTTGGACTGAAAGAAACCCTCCCTTTCACCGGCAAAGTGTATGGAGGTATGATCAGTCACCGCTATCAATCTCGTCTTGGACACTTGGCTGCTAACATCTTGGGGTTCGCTGCCCAGGCCTCCCATGTGTGTTTGAATACTGACACTGCTGCTCCCATCTCAGGAGGGGAGGAAGACTACAGTGTGATGGTTCAAGAGTGTATGGTTGCACTAATCGGCATTGCATCTGTTAGTTGGCCGTTTCCCAACTCCTCATCCTCGTTAACCTTGCGTACTGATCAAAGAGTTTGGGTTCCCTTGTCTGAGGAAGAGATTGTCTTACCATGGAGTCCTATTGAGGTCAAGGTAGAAATGAAGGAGAACCCAATGGTTTACTCCCCAGTAGTAGAGCTGGAAAGGTCAGTGACGAGGAACATTCTCCCCATGATCAGGTTGATGCCTATTAGAGGAGATGACAAAAAGATTCCTTATGGGGCTTGCACCCGGAAGATCTGGAGACAAATGAACAGATCCCACATCGCCTCAGCCGTAGCTGATCGGGGAGCCGGAAAGATACACTTGGATCTGGACATAGCTGAAGTTACCAAGCTTGGGGCTGATGTTATAGTCCATCTTGCCTCTCTTGCCGTAGCTCAATTTTCAATTGATGCCCTCTTCTCCAGGAGTGAAGGAGAATTCCGGTGGACCCCTATGCCTGTGATCATGTCCCTTGCAAGAGCTATCTCTGAATCACTGGCAGTGTATGTGAGGCATCCTATGGTCCAGAGGAACCTTATGCGCCAGAGTGGACTTTTAGAGACAGGGCTGTCTTACAAGGAGCGCCGTACTCATCTATCGGCTAAGATCGGAAGAAGGGTGGTCGCGGAGGCGTTGAGCATGTTCAACAACCCCTCCTCAATCCTTTATGAGGCACCAATTCTTTTGTTCTATGATGATCCTGAGGGAGAATCCTGGAGGACTCTGGCTCATGCCTACAAGAGAGCATGTCTTCAGTCTGTAGCAATTGGTGAGATCCCTCTCACGGTAGCCTATACACTGGTGAGGAGAAATCTTACAGCTGCTGTTATGGGAAAGTCAACAGAGGTTGGGAGAGCAACTCGGATGGCGAACCTCGTCTCTACCACCCTAGACTGGGCTAAGACTGAAGCTCTCCCACAACTTGCTCACTCTCTGTCGTATCTTTCTGACGGCAAGACCGTTTTAATGGTCCAGTGTGCCCTTGGGGAGGCACTTAGGTTGGCTCGGCAACTCACTCCTCGTAAGCCACCTGACATTGAAGAGGATGTCACCGAAACTCTCGATGAGCCAGACATATGCTATACCTTACTTGGTCAACAAAGAGTTCACGCTCCTGCTCCAATCGGCTCCAACCCGTGGTCGTCAACGTTTGATCTGATGGCCTATGATCTATGGACAATTCGAAGATTGGCTGGAAGGGCATATGGGCTTGAGTCCTCAGTGGGATATTCCTATCTACCTATTTTACAGGCAGTAAGGGGAAGTCCATTTGTGGCTGTAGGATGTGGCCAGGCAGCTGGTGGGGCTCTTCTCTTGTTAGCAGGGGCAACAATGTGTTACGGCTTGGATCTGAAAGCTGACATAACCCCTGAAGCTCGCATGACTGGGCAATATACTCCTCTTCACATCAAACGACTCGGACTCCAGCAAAAGTTCCTGAGACTTGGATGGGGTGGTGGATGGGAAGGGGATATAGCCGATAGCCGGTGCATTCCTCTTCTGAGATCGGCAATGTCTTCTGGGCAACTGTGGATACTAGATATCCCTATTCACACCCTTCTCACAGTGCAAAAAACTCTCTGGAACATCTCGGTCATTGATCCTACCGCAACAGTACTGGTGAGGATGCTTGGTCTGACTACTAAGATTCTTGAAGTGGCTGAATTTCTGACCAGCCTGTCTAAGGAAGTCTTCTGGTACCCTGTCTTCTGTGAGGATGTGTTTAAAGAGGGATGGCTCAAGTGCACACTCACCTCAGGGCGCGTCACTGAAAGTAAGGAAATCCTGAATCTACCTGGGCAAGGCACGCCCTACCCTTCCACTGGAGTCATCACCATGCTTGGAGGAGGACGCGATTACCTCATGGAGATCTGCACCAGCGGACTCACCTCATGCAGCCAGGCGGAAATCGAAACAGGGATGGACCAGTTATTTCAGATGATTGCAGCCGCTTCAGGCGAGTTGGACCACAGATTTACGTACAACCAGTGGACAGATGTCGTAGCAGCTCTAATCTCCCTCCAGATAACGCAAAGCCAAGATCCTCTCAACCTAATCTCGGAGATCCTGAGTCATGATACAGTCACCATTACCTTGGGTGATCGGGTGATTCCAAAAGCGGTGGATATGGGATTACGAAGACTGATGACCCGTGTTTTATCACGCTGTTTGTAGGGAATTTTTTAACTTTATTTTAACTATGGTGTTGGTGGAGTTCTGTGTATTAAAGAAAACAACACAGTTGCACAGACCACCACAGAAAACCAACCAGTTAAATGGATACCCGGTGGAAAAGGTAAGGTTTTGAAATTAAACACAACGTATCTTGATTCACATATCCCCCTCCGACATGAGCAACGGTCACGTAAGAGGGTGACGGAGCACAAAAGGTAGACAACACTCAAAAAACGGGAAGCCCCGCTGAGCACGTAAG